AGTATGGAAACAAACCAAGAGGTACAGAACCTATTACAACCAATCGTAGTATGATTCGTAGAACCTTTGATGAGAAAGGTTTGGATTATGCTTCAGAACTTGGATTAAAAAATGTCAAAGATTTAAACTCACTTATACAATGGAACATAATGAATGGTTACGATTTCTTTCGTATGAGTTCAGATATGATGCCTTGGAAGACTGAGTATGATTGGGATGACCTTAAACATATTACAGAAATAAAAATGTATTTACATTCTGCTGGTACAATGGCAGACACACATGGAGTTAGGTTGACTACTCATCCTGGCCCATTCAATGTATTGGTATCACCTAAAGAGAATGTAGTTGAGAACACAATCAAGGACTTAACTATACATGGTGATATTATGGATATGATGAATTTATCTCGTACACCTTACAACAAGATTAACATTCATTGTAATGGTGTGTATGGAGATAAACAATCTGCTATGGATAGATTCTGTTCTAACTTTGAGAGATTACCTGATTCCGTAAAAACACGACTTACGGTCGAGAACGATGACAAGGCAAGTATGTACTCGGTAAAAGATTTATATGAAGGTATACACAAAAGAATCGGTATTCCTATCGTGTTTGATTACCATCACCACAGATTTTGTACAGGTGACATGACTGAACAAGAAGCTTTAGAATTGGCTATATCTACATGGGGTGATATCAAACCTGTAGTTCACTATTCTGAATCTCGTTCAATCGAACAATTAAATGAAAGTATTAAACCACAAGCACATTCAGATTATGTACTTGATTACATTGATACCTATGGCCACGAGGTTGATATTATGGTTGAAGCAAAACACAAAGAGTTGGCCGTTAACAAATACAAGGAGTTACATAATGTATTATGAAACACAAGTAATATTCACAGAAGAAATACAAACTAAAAACGGAACAAAAGAAAAAAGAACTCGTAGAAGTTTTTTAGTTGCCTGTGATTCTGTTTCTGTTGCAGAAGCAAAAGTAAATGAAACCTTAAAAGATTCACCATATCCATTTGAAGTTAAAGTGGCTAAAGAATCTAAAATTGTAGAGGTAATAGATTAATGAGACCAGATAAAGTAGAGATGGTATTTGATATCATAATTACAAGTCTTAAACTTGGAGCAGGATGTATATTACTATATGTGATGTATCAGTTCTCTCAAGGTATGGAGGCATGGGTTGAATTAGATAGGATGACGAGATGATAGCACAGAGTTTATTAAGTGGGTTGGTATTGTTCACATCATTCAGTATGAGAACACCTAACGATGAATCCATTGGTGTAGATGATTACGAAGTTGCATTAGGTTTTAGAAGTGAAAACATATACTTCAAGAGAGATTGGGAACGAGAGTTAGGACAATCTTATATTGATGATGAAGTATGGTTTGAATGGGAACCTAAGAACTTTTATTTTAAACCACAATATGTTAATAAAACATCTCGTGATTTACAATATGGTAAGGCTGATGTTCGTTATCGTAATGGTGATTACTCAATTGGTTACACAGGATTATTTGCAGATGATAAATTTGAAAGTGGTTTATCTGTAGGTATCCAAAGGAAGAAAGAAATTTCAGATAAGTTCTCAATGGAAGTTAAATGGGATGGATATTGGTTTCGTGATGAATTGACTGGGTATAGTAGATTCGACATGGAAGATTATGCAAAAATTAATTGGAAATTATCTGATAAGTTGATACTTACTAATATCTTTGATTACAATGATATCAAGGGTAGGAAGTATTATAAATTTAGCGTAGGAGTAGAGTATGAGCTTGGCAGAAATTAAAGAGAAATTAGAAAGAGCATATAATGAAGAAGATTGGAACATTGTTGAAGATTTGATAGATGTTCTCGATACTTATATATCATTAGGTGATACCATCGATTGGGAAGATGATAATGATGAGATTGATTAATATGGGGCTGAACGGATTCGACAGCTATCGTAGATGTTTAAGTGCAACGAGGTTTGAACAAGACCTGCTAAAAAAGGTTCACTTTGTTTAATTGGCACACAGTTCAATTACGCTTACGCTTAATGTGTAAGGCTCGTTCCATGACTCAGATAATGGGTAACGGGTTCAGATATCTGAAAAGAACTCACTTTAGTTAGAGGGAAGTTAGTGATTAAAGAAACTACCAGTTCTCAAGACCTGTATATAACTTGATAAGGGTTGTTGGTAACACATTCGGAACCATCTAAAGTTGTAAACGACTTAACTTTGAAAGTAGTATGGACGGGGGTTCGATTCCCCCCAGCTCCACTTAAAAAAGTTACAAAAAAAACGAAATAATCTCGATGAAAGGAGATATTTATATATGAGTGTTAATAGACTACTTCATACTTTTGAATTAACTATGAAGAACAAATTAATTTACATATTAGCCATGCTAATCGTTATGATGAACGGTTTTATATGGACAAACATTTTTGACAATTATAAACAATTCCATAAGGATTCGGTAACCGAAATGACTGCTGAAAATGAGAGATTACAATCTCTTGTTGATGAGTTTAAATTAGAGGGGATGGAAGTGACTGTAACTATGTATCATCCAGTTCGTTCTCAAACTGATTCTACACCGAACATTCTCGCGGATGGAACGCGTATAAGGGTACACAAAGCTAGTGAGTACCGATTCATAGCGGTGAGTAGAAATCTTTTGAAACGCTGGGGTGGTTTTTTAGATTATGGTGATTTCATTGTTCTCAAGGGTACAGGAAACAAAGATGGAGTTTATCAAGTTAAGGATACTATGAATCCAAGATTTGTCAATCGTATTGACATATTAGAATCACCAGGCACTAAGCCTTATAAGATTGATAGTGCAAAAATTGTTAAAACAGATTTAGTATTGAAAAATAAAAGTGAATAACGCAAATTAAGATTATACTTATTATTATATGAGTAAGGAGTTACATTGAAAAAATGGTTTTATGAGAGAAGTCGTTTCTCTGAGTTCAAATCAAATACGACATATCACAAACTACTCTCTATGTCCGATTCTGAGTTTATTGAATGGGCAAGATTACTTAGAAAAGAAGTAACCACACAATGGGATGAGTTTGGAACGCCACCAGTAATTGGTAAGGATGAAGAACAGATAGTTGAATCACTATCTAAGTTAAAAGATAATCCTTGTAATTTTTTACAAGAAGATTTAACAGGTGATAAAGAATCACTTGGTATTATACAAAACTTCAACAAAGATGCAAGTGCTGTTAATCAGTTCTTTCCAACAATGTTGAAAACAAAAATCTCATCAGGTAAAAGTGCAGATAATGGTTTAAGTATTTACGACCATTTTGCAGACCCCGATATGGAAGAGAAGTTTGTTAACATTATGAAACGAGCCGTGAAGAAAGATTCAATGTATAGTTGGAGTAGAAGTGTTACAAACAAAAGAGATGAGAATCCATTTTGGAATGGACAGAATGGAAAAGATTTTATTCGTGATGTACACGAGGGTAGAGTGTTTATAGATAAGTACAAAGATTGTGCTATTGTACTTGCTAAAGTTAAGAAGAGTACTACAGATAATTATGGTACCGTAAATGAAGAGTATCATGATTTTACTAACTTGTATCTAACAGCTGATGATGTTAATGAGTGTGTAGAAAATGGTTGGTTAAGTAAAACACAGATAAGTAATCTTGGTGATATAGTTGAATCTACTACATCAGATAGTACAGGTAAAGTTACAGAGTATCTTTATCAAAGTAGATGGTATGATAAGAACGATGGAATCTTTCCAAAGATATTACAAGTATTTAGATTATCATGTGGACAACCAGCAGTAAACTTTCCAGCACTAACTGCAAAGTATTTATATGAAACCTATACATCTCATGTTGAAGAACCAATAACTATTTATGATAGTAGTAGTGGTTGGGGTGGTAGAATCATTGGTGCTATGAGTATGAGAAAGAAAGCACACTATGTTGGTACAGACCCTAATCCTGATACAGGTGGTAGATACCAAGCAGTTGCTGATTTCTATAATAACAATTGTGTTGATAATGAAAGTGAAACCTTTCAAAAGTTTTTTGAAGTAGAAAAGAAAAGTAATACATACGATGTCTTTTCTGATGGAAGTGAATTAATTGGGAACAATCCTAAGTTTCAATCGTATAAGGGGAAAGTAGATATGGTTTTTACAAGTCCACCTTATTTCAATAGGGAACAATATTCACAAGATGAGAATCAAAGTTTTAAGGCATATGCAGAATATGATGATTGGAGAGATAATTTCTTAGAACCAACATTAACTACAGCATATGAATATCTAAAAGATGATAGATATATTCTATGGAATATAGCCGATATAAAAATTGGAAGTAGTACTTACTTTCCATTAGAGCAAGATAGTATTGATATCCTAACTAAGTTAGGGTGTGAGTATAAAGGTAAACTTAAAATGTTGATGACACGGATGGTGGGGTTAGACCCAACAAAGACGGGAATAAAGAATGCTGTAAAACATAACGGAAAAGCATACAAGTTCGAACCGATATTCGTGTTCTACAAAGGAGCACAAAATGAAATTCAGAAATTGGGATAAGGAATACGATAAACCTTATCATAATGGAAAACAATGGATGTATGATAAAACACCAATCTATGATAATATCTTAGATTGTTTTTTAGAAACACAAAGACCAGAGGGTGATAAAGGTACCAGAGAAAAATATGGTATGACGAGATTGAGAGACCCTTTTAGAAAAATAAACAAATATAAAATCCAACAATATCTCGGACACATGGAACAAAACAAATATAAAGAAGTTGATTGGGTGGAAGATGATAATGGTAAGATTGTTGCTATTATTCATTATTACGATTTAAATAAAATGTCTACACAATTTAAAAAGGTAAAATCTTTTTGTGGACAAGAATATATTTTAGATAAATCAAGAGGTGATATGTACATTAAAGAGATGGCATGTTATCCTGGTTACGAAGAATGGTTACAAAAATTAGTAGAGAAAAATATTGCTAAAGAACCTGATGGTTTTAGTTTTCACGAAACACCAATTACAATTGTAGAGATTGATAATCAATTGAAAAGAAATAAAGATATATTAGAAAATTTAGGATTCGAATGTATTGATAATATTGTAACATCGTTTGCAGATGTTTATGGTATATGGGCGTACAATGGTGAGAGTTTAGAACGACCTGATAAAGCACAAGAGTTATCACTTCAGAGATTAGATTATGATACACAAGATACAAAAGAGTTGATGGAACAAATTCTAAAACTTAATCCTGATGATTTTGCTAATCACTATTCTAACTATAACAAAGGAAATACTTGGAAAGGTATGGTAGTTCGTGGTTATGGTGGATTAGTTGATTTCATTGTTAAACCTGCAGAGATGGTTAACTCTTGGAAGAAAGCAAACAAAGAGAAGATGGATTGGAAAGTAGAAGATACACCATTAAGAGAACAAGTACCTGCCGTAGAAAAGTTTGCAGATATACTTGGTGATTACGACCATGAAAGAATTCGAATACTTAAACTATCAGAAGGACAAGGTGAACTTGAAAGACATACTGATAGACAAGATGTAGAAGCTGGAATTGGTGATGGTCAATGGGCAAGGTTACACTTTCCTTTACAAACAAATCCAAAGGTAGAATTCACACAATGGAATGCTGATGGTACAAGAACCAAATGTAAAATGGGTGAAGGTGAGTTGTGGTATTTAGATATGAGAAAACCACACACTGCAGTTAACTTTGGTGAACAAGATAGATACCACTTAATCATAGATATTAAATCAGACCAACGATTAAGAGATTGGTTAGTGAGTAGTAGTGAGAAGTATCCATCTACAAAAGAGGTTGATGATTATATAGAATGAGAATCAAAGAAAAAGAGTTACAAAAAATGTTTGATGTAGCTGGTGTTTCCAAAGGCCAGTTACATGAAGCATTAAAAACAATGGGTAAGAAACATCTTAAAACAAAACTAATGAAAGATGCATGGACAATGGATAATCCTACTAAGAATTATTGTTATGTTGTTTCTGAATTTGTATATTATTATTTATCACCACCAGGTTCTAAACCTTATAAGTTGGCTGGTATACCTGGTGATGATGGGTTACACAGATTCATTAAATGGCCAGATGATACAATAGTAGATTTATCAGTTGACCAGTTTGATAACTATGAAGATGTAGATTACACACAGGCTAAGGTTTGTTATTTTATGACTAACCAATATAATAAAGGCCCAAGTAAAAGAGCTCGTATCCTTGCAGAATTAATGGGATGTGAGTTACCAGGTGATAGAGAAAAAGTAAACACAAAATTTTGGTAAGGATATTATGAATAAATTTTTTGAACCGACCTACGAAGATAATAGTGGGAAAGTGTGGGGAGTTACTGAGTTATTAGATTTAGTAAAAGATTGGGAAGACCCAAATCCACCAGTAGTTATAGAAGAGTATGATGGGATAAAAGTTGTAAGAGATGATTTGTTACATCATGGTAGTAAGATTAGATTTGTTGATAAGTACATAAAAGATACACCAGCAAAAGAAATAGTATTTGGAAGTTGTCCTGCTACAGGTTATGCACAAATATCGTTACCTGCTGTAACCAACAAGTATGGAAAGAAGACTGTGTTGTTTATGGCTAAAAGAAATCCTGAGAACTATCATGAGTATCAAAAAAGAGGAATGGATTTAGGTGCTGAATATAAATGGGTAAACATGGGAATGTTATCAGTAACTCAGGCAAGAGCAAGAGAGTATGTAAACGAAAGTCCTGATACAAGAGCTTTGTTTCCTATTGGATTAGAACATCCAACAAACATTGGTAGTATGATAAAGGTTATTAGAGAAAATTTAAAAGATGTAGATTTTAGTGAGATATGGAGTGTTGGTAGTAGTGGTTCTTTGAGTAGAGGATTACAATTAGCATTTCCTGATAAGGATGTGAATGTAGTTTCAGTAGGACATAAAATGAACGAGAGAGAAATAGGTAGAGCTAAATACTATCGTTCTGAATATAAATTCGAAAAGGTGATACCTGAATCAGAGATGCCACCTTTTCCATCGGCTCCAAGTTATGATGCTAAGGCTTGGAAGTTCATTAAAGAGTATGCCAAACCCAATGCCATTTTTTGGAATGTTGGTTATTAGCAAAAAAAGACTTGACTTTTATATAAAAAGTTTCGTACATTTAGGGGTAAATTAAATTGGGAAAATACAAAGGTTATTAAATGAAACAATTAACAGAACAGCAATTACTCGACAACTACGGTAAGTTAGTATCAGTAGTAGAAGAACATTTTTCTGGCGACAGGAAAGAAACATTGCTAGAGATGTATAAGTACTTTCAAGAAAGAATCGTAGTTGCACCAGCTAGTGGTAAACCATATTATCATTATTGTTTTGTAGGTGGATATGTAGAGCATGTTTTACATATTGTAGAAACCGCAAAAGAATTAATGAAGGTTTATGAAAAGGTTGGTGGGGTTATAGATTTTACTGAAGAAGAACTTGTATTCTCTGCACTACATCACGACTTAGGTAAGGTTGGTGATTTAGAACATGAATATTATCTTGTACAAGATGATGATTGGCGAAGAAAGAAATTAAATGAATGGTTCACTCAGAATCCTGAAATGAATTATATGTCAGTAACAGATAGGGCGTTGTATCTATTACAACACTTCAAAGTTCCTATTACACAAAACGAATGGTTGGCAATCAAATGTAGTGATGGTATGTATGATGAAGCTAATATGCAATACTACAAAACATTCAAACCTGAGAACTCATTCAGAACTGCTTTACCATATATCATTCATTGGGCAGACCACATGGCTACCGTGAGTGAGAAATCAATGTGGAAGAATCAAGAAGAAGTAAAAACTCAAAAGGTAAATAAATCGGTTGGTAATATCAAACAGGCTGTAAAGACGGAAGTAGAAACAAAACTTACAGGTGATTCACCAAAGGATTTATTTGATGAGTTGTTTGGAGATAAGAAATGATATTAGAAATTATCTTAGGTTGTTTGGCAGTAACATTCGGATATACAAGTTGGAATCTCTTTCAAAAGGTTGAAAGATTAGAAGGTTGGATAGAAGAGTTATCTGCTAAAATTACCATAACAAAAAATGTACTCGATGAATTAGATTCAGAGGGTAAGTTCGAATCCGATGATGAGATTGGAACAGTCTTTCAAGGTATAAAGGATACCATGAATGAATTAAATACTATAACAGATAAGGAGATATAAATGCCTCGTAAAGCAGCTAAAGGTTCACCAAGATATTACTTCCATCAAGGAACAGAAAATGCTATCATTAGACATAATAAAGAAACTCGACCTCATATGAGGAACAGAATCTATAATGAACATATTCGTACACCATTTGAAAAGTTGTGTGAAAACATTATCCATACATTTAAGTTTTATTACTTTGATGTTCCAAGTGATGATGTTAAACATGAGGTTGTATCGTTCTTATATATGAACATGCACAAGTTCACAGAGGGTAAGGGTAAGGCCTTCTCATACTTCAGTATTGTTGCTAAGAACTATTTGATTCTACACAACAACAATAACTACAAGAGATTAAAACAACATGATGGTGAAGAGGTTACGGATTACAAACGAGACCCTATGACTGAACTTCGTGGTAAGGAAAACCAAGAAGTACAATTTGAATATCTACATCAGTTGGTTGAGTATTGGAAGAATAATCTAACTACCGTTTTCAAACGAAAGAAAGATTTAGATGTTGCCAATGCTGTAGTTCAGTTAATTGAAATGAAAGATAGTATTGATAACTTCAACAAGAAGGCATTATATATTTTGATTCGTGAGATGACTGGTTCCAACACACAACACATTACTCGTGTTATCAATGTGATGAAGAAACATCACTACCAATTACAAAAGGCATACATTGCTACTGGTTCAATCGAAACCAGATTCACAGGTAGTTGGACTTTCACTAAATAATCCAAAGCGTAAAAAAGGGGAGCCTCGGAAAAGACTCCCCTTTTATCGTTCTATCCGATATAGTACTACTTACGGAATAAACCCACTAACACCAACAAAGCGACTAATCCAGCAAATCCAGATTCGCCGAATGTGTTGATTATAGATGTTAGGTTACCAATAACATTAACGCCGAAGACACCACTTCCAAAGATTACTTCAGAAATCGCACCAATGGCTACCAAAGATAACATCAAGTCCGCTAGGTCGTTGACATATCCTTTTACGAGTGTTATGATTTCCTTCATATGGTCTTTTCTCCCGTTAGTTAATCAATTTAGTCGGAATTTTCCACCGACATAATATAACTATTGTATATATTGAGAAATATTAAATAGTATATAAATATATATGACACTTTTTCCGCATAACTGATATTTATTATTGAACCAAAACAGGTAAATTATGGCAATCGATTTCGAAATATTTGATGGAAAAACCTTATCCGATGTATTCAAAGACATCTATGATAATTCTAAAAGAAACAAAGAACAGTTAGAAGTACTCATGAAAGAAGTAGTTGGATTCATTAAGGATGGGGATACCGCTGTTCAAATCATTCCTATGTTGAAAGAGTACTTAGAAATCAATGTAAAGAATGATGAACAATTAGTTAAACTCGCTACAATCGTACAACGATTAGCTCAAGCAGGAAATAAAAGTGATTCTGATGGGGAGTTCGGTTTAACTGATAAGGAAAAAGAACAATTGATGAGTTCAATAGAAGAAACAGTAAATGAGTTACAAGACCATAATGATAATATATTACAAAAGATAGAATAATGGCATATGAAAAGAAACCTGGTAGAGGTGTATCTGTACCAGAAACAGGTGGATTACAAACTCTAAATTCACTTAAAAAACGAATAAAAGAAATTATTAAAGATTCTGAATTTTATGAATTAGAACCATTAGAAGTTCTTGAAGTACATTTAGATGAAACTAAATCGTCCTTTCCACTTAAAGATGACCAACCAGATTATTCTTACATCGGTGGTGTACTTGGTAGATTTATTTATTCCGACCAAGGTTTAAATATTGATAGATGTAAAAATTTTAAACCACTCAATCCTAATATGAATAGTACACCAGTAGTTGGTGAGGTTGTTATTGGTGTAAGATATCTATCAGATTTTTATTACATTAGTTCTTTAAATTTATTTGGTAATCCTAATTTAAATGCACAACATGGAGTAAGTAGATTAAAAAGAAAGAACACATTAGAATCTGAATTAGGTTTAGATACACCTAATGAGGGTGATGATAAAGGAACTAAGATAGGTTATTATATAGATGAGGGTAGAGATACCGATGCAAGAAAACTATTACCTAATGAGGGTGATATTATTATTGAGGGTAGATTCGGAAATACTATACGATTAGGTAGTGATGTAAAAAACGAAAATACTGAATCACCAAATATTATTTTAAATGTTGGTCAAAGTAAAGATGAGTTCCCTAATACAAAACAACCAATAGAAGAAAAAGTTGATACTGATGGTTCAAGTATTTACATGACCACAAATCAAACATTAGAATTTGTAGGTGGTATGGAAACTCAATTAGTAACTGGCCCTTATGAGGGAAACAATATTTTAATTAGTTCCGATAGAATTTTATTTAACACAAAGAATGGTGGTGATATAGGAATGTTTAGTAACAACAATTTATCGTTGGGTGCTAAAACAGAAGTAGTACTTGAATCTCCTGTAGTAAAGGTTGGTAGTACAGGTGCTTCAGAACCACAAGTGTTAGGACAAATATTATATGATAAGTTGGATGCTTTAGTAACTGCCATAGGTGGTGTTACTGGAATACCAACACCAACAGGCCCTACTCCTGGCCCAATACAAGCGGCACCAAATTGGAGTTCGGTAACATCAGCCATGAGTGCTGTGAAAGATGCTTTAAGTTCAAAGCACAAAATAGATGAGTAAAATATGAGTTGGTCGATATTTAAGAGTGAGTATAAAAAAGGTTTAAATAATGATGATGATATGGCTACGGTAATTGCCGAGGCATATGATAAATGTGTAAAGTTAGGAGTAGCAGTTCCACCAGCAATTGGCCCAATGGCTTCAACAAATATGGCTGGATTAGAAGGTCAGTTGAAGGCGTGTTTTAATAGTAGAGGTAAATACAAATTAGATGTGGGGCTACAAGTTGGTTTAACTTTATATTGGTTAGGTGGAGCAACAGCAGGTGGGAGTACAGTTGTGGCACCAGGTATATTTTCTGGATACCTAACTGCAATAGCAAAGAATTCGAATGATGTTGATGAGTATTGTGATTACTTGATTGAATGTTTTAACAGATATCATGGGCAGGTAAGTTTTATAACACCAGCCGCACCATCACCACTACCATCAGTAGGTTATAATGTATCAAACTAAAGGAGTTAGAAATGACTAAAAAAGCACTTGTAAAAATAATACAAGAAGTAGTTCGTAGAGAAGTACAAAAAGAGGTGAACAAACTATTTATTAAGGAGAATAAATCTTCTCTTAAATCTCTTGCACCCAAGAAGAAAGTTGTGAAAAAGAAACGAGTTCAGTATACTGATAATAAATCTTTAAATGACATACTCAATGAAACCGTAGGTTTAAGTAAGGGTGATTCAGAAATGGATGAATATCCAACAATGGGTGGAGGGGCTTTCGATTCAAGTAGAGCTTCTGAACTTTTAGGATATGGTGATAGCACTTTTGGAGATGATGAAACAAAGAGAAATATGAATGCAGCTCAAACACTAAGAGAAAAAGGCGTTTCAACAGAACAAGTACCTGAATCATTAGTAAATGCACTCACAAGAGATTATTCAGATTTAATGAAAAACGATAAGTTCAAGGGTAAAAAATAATGGCATCAATCAGAGAGTTAAATGAAGATAGAGATTCTTTTTTTGGATTAACTTTCCCACTACGAGTTGGTACTGATAATAATTTTATCAGGTCACAAACTTTAAGGGAACAAGTTTCTTCAAATATTAAGAACCTATTATTAACTCACAAAGGTGAAAGAGTTGGGCAACCAAATTTTGGTAGTAGATTACCAGCCATTTTATTTGAACCTATTGATAATACAATTGGTGATAAGATAGAAGAAGCAATTCATGAGGCACTTGCAGAGTGGTTACCTTATGTTGTTGCTGAAAATGTTATAACAGTTACTGATGAAAAAAATCCTAACTCATTAATCGTTAGTTTAGAATTTAGGGTAACAATTGATGACCCTGATTCTATTGAAACAATAACATTTAATTTTAATACTGGAGCTTAAGATGCCATCACAAAATCCTGATTTTAATACAAGTAAGAAAAGTGTAAAGAAAGAAGTTTCTTACTTAGGTAGAGAGTTTGGTTCAATCAGAAATAACTTGGTTGAATTTGCTAAATCCTACTTCCCAAAAACATATAACGATTTCAATGAATCAGACCCTGGTATGATGTTCATAGAGATGGCAGCATATGTTGGTGATATGTTAAACTTTTATATTGATAATCAATATCGTGAAACACTTTTACACTCTGCAGAAGAAAAGAAAAACATTTTTAAGATTGCACAATCATATGGATACAAACCAAAATTAAGTTCACCTGCAACTGCTATATGTTCTTTATCAGTACAGGTTCCTGCTATTCAAGTGGGTGATTCATATCAGGCAGATTTAAACTATGCTCCTACTATTGATGCTGATAGTACATTACAATCAACAGGTGGAACATCATTTAGATTAGTAGATGATATTAACTTCAAGGCATCAAGTTCATTAGATAATATGATTACTGAAGTATCACAAACATCTGGTACTAATCCAACACATTTTAAATTAACTAAATCTGCAATTGCTAAATCAGGAACAAAAACTTCTCAGAATTTTTCATTTGGAAATGCTGTTAAGTTTGATAAAATTATTTTAAACAACAATGATATAATTGATATTATCAGTTGTGTTGATAGTAACGGAGATGAATGGTACGAGGTTCCTTTCCTTGCACAAGATACAGTATTTAGTTCTATAGAAAATACAGATTTAAATAGTCCTGATTTATCTTCATTCAAAAAGGAATCACCATTTTTATTAAAGTTAATTAAAACTTCTAAGAGATTTACAAGATATATTAGAAGTGATGGTAAAACAGAAATTAGATTTGGTGCTGGTGTTAGTAATAATGCTGATGAAGAAATTATACCTAATCCAGATAATGTTGGTAGTTCACTTGGTACAGGTTTATCTAAACTTGATGAATCGTTTGACCCAAGTAATTTCTTGAAAACACAAACTTATGGATTAGCACCAAGTAATACAACACTAACAATTACTTATACACATGGTGGTAGTATAAAAGATAATGCACCATCAAATACAATATCTAATTTAGATGAAGTTAACTTCACAATAGATGAATCAGGATTAGATAGTACAGCTATTACTGATATGAAATCAAGTTTATCAGTAAACAATTCAACACCAGCAACTGGTGGTTCAAGTGGTGAAACTATAGAAGAAGTTAGACAAAATGCATTGGCATATTTTAATTCACAGAACAGAGCTGTTACTAAGGAAGATTATATTATTAGAACATATTCCTTACCACAAAAGTTTGGTAACATTGCAAAAACTTATATTGTACAAGATGAACAATTAGAAGAATTTACTAATCTAATTATGCAAGATGGAAAGATTGTAAAGAATGCAGGAAGTACTGCTATTCCAAATCCACTGGCACTAAATATGTATGTGTTGGGTTACGATGCAAAAAGTAATCTTGTTAGTTTGAATAGGGCAGTAAAACAAAATTTAAAAACATATTTATCTGAATATAGATTAATGACAGATGCGATTAATATTAAGAATGCTTACATTGTAAATATTGGTGTAAGATTCTCAATCATTACACAACGAGGATTTAACAAGAACGAAGTATTATTACGATGTGTTGATGAGATGAAGAAACACTTTGATGTTAAGAAGTGGCAGATAGGGCAACCGATTATTCTAAGTGATGTTGCTTACAAACTTTCATTAGTGGATGGTGTGGCAAGTGTTGTTCCACCAGCAGATGATAATCCACAGAAACAAATGGTTGTTATTGAAAATAAATTCCAAACTTCAAGTGGGTATAGTGGTCATGTATATGATATGCAATCAGCTACAAAAGATGGTGTGATATATCCATCATTAGACCCATGTATCTTTGAAGTAAAATTCCCGAACATAGATATTTCGGGTAGAGTAATAGGAGATATTTAATGCATTATTTTGAATACCCGATAACTGATACAACAATTTATGAGGGAAATGTAACTTCATCAATCAATACAGGCTTAGACCAAATATTAGAAGTAGAGAAGAATATAAACTCTTCAGGTACTACTATTTCAGTATCTCGTATATTAATGAAGTTTGATTATTCTTATATTTCACAATCAATACAAGATGGTATTATTCCAAGTACTGCAAAATTCTATTTGAATCTATATGATGCAAGTTCAGAAGAGTTGGCAGTAGAACAATCACTACATGCTTACATAATTAGTGGAAGTTGGAATGGTGGAACAGGAACCAAAGATAGGAGTCCAGCACTAAGTGATGGTGCTAGTTGGAAGTATCGTGATAATGATACAACCAAATCTACATGGATGGGTGGAACCGATACTAATCAAGGTGGTAGTTGGTTTACAAGTTCTGTATCACAATACAATGTTAGTGCATCAGAAAATTTAGTTTATGAAACAAAAGATATAAGAATGGATGTAAGTGGTTTGGTTAAGAATCACATCTATAGTGGTTCAACATATCCAAACAATGGTTTTATAATCAAGAGAGAAAATCTACACACATCATCAAGTAGATATTCTATCTTTGACCCTGCAACTGCTACTGGTTCGGCTGAACATGATACGAATCCATTAGGACAACTAAAGTTTTTCTCAAGAGAAACAAATACAATCTTTCCACCTAAGTTAGAAATTGAGTGGGATGATTCAAGTTGGAATACAGGTAGTTTAAGTGCTTTGGGTTCAACAGATTTAGAAAACTTAACAATTTATTTTAAAGGGTTAAGAGATGAATACAAACAAAACTCAAAAGTGAAGTTTAGAATTGTAGGTCGTGAATTATATCCTACTCGTGGATTCGATACTACACCAGCAGCATTGACTGTTAAAACATTACCAAGTGGTAGTACATTTTATTCTGTGGTTGATTCTTTAACTGATGATGTATTAATACCATTCGGTACTGGCTCACTTGTAAGTTGTGATTCACAAGGAAACCAATTTAATTTATGGATGAATGGGTTTATGCCAGAAAGGCACTACAAATTCCAAATTAAAGTAGTGAGTGGAAGTGGAGCAGATGAAACTTCACAAGTATATGATGATGGATTTGAATTTAAAGTGGTGAGATAAAATGCCTTATATAATTGCAGAACCATGTGTAAGTACTTGTGATACAGCTTGTGTTGAGGTATGTCCTGTTGATTGTATTCATGGGCCTTTTGATAAAGAGGGTAGAGGTGAAGAAGCAAAAGCAGATGGATTTAATCCTGATGGGTTACAATTATATATCAATCCTGAAGAGTGTATTGATTGTGGAGCTTGTGAACCTGAATGTCCTGTAGAAGCAATCTTTGATGAAGATGAGATACCTGATGAGTGGAACAAATATATTAAATTAAATTATGATTATTTTGGTGTGGAGCAATAATGCCGTATACAATTAAACAAGCAAAGAAACAAGATTTCTATCGTAATGTTCAAGATGCAGATGAACAAAAACATTTGAAAAGACTTGAGGAAGATAAGAAGAGAGCTCAGATATCTGGTTCTGCTATCGATGCAACTAATCCATTACGAGATGAGGATGGTTCATTACTATCTTATGAAGACCCTTTCAATATTTCAAGAAGTGGTAAACCAATATCATTAGAAGAACCATTTCAGTATGTAAGAATACCATTAACACAAAAATCATCTACCTATAGTTTATTTTATAAATTTATAGATGATAAGAATAAGTTTAGTGAATTCTTACCAAACATAGTAGAAGAAGAAGAACCTGAAGTAACACCAGAAGAATTAGAAACATTAAGAACACAATTAGAAACTGATGTTGCAACACAACAAGAATTAAATACTACATTGGAAACTGAAATAGCAAATCTACAACAAAGAATACAGGACCTTCAATAATGTTACAATACGGATTAACACCTAAAGATAAAGAACAATTTGAATCACCTAAAGAACTCTACACAGGTTTTGGTAGAGGACAGCGTGATTATATTCATATCTATGTATATGATTCTGAAGATAAGTTTTTACAAGAAGAAATCTTTCCTGTAAGTGAGATTGATATATCAAGTGATGAAAGAGTTGCTGATATTGATGTTGGTACACATCTTCGTGATATGGGGTATACTGAAGGTCAGTACAAAGTTAAATATCTTTTCTTAAGAAGATTAGCTGGTAAAGACCAAACCGTATTTGTAAATGATGAGGGATTCGTACATACAAATAAAGTTCAAACTAAATTAATAAATGGTGAAACAAAATATTATGCTACAAAGAAATTTGGTAAAAGACAATCACGACAAGAACTAAAACAAATATTTCCAAAAGAATTAAAATATGTTGTAAAGAAAATATCTTCGGATAGAACAGAGGTGGAAGTTGATACTCAAGAGATTCAAAATACTTTATACAATAAGAATTTTAGAGAAATCAATAAGATGATTAACTACACACCAACCATGTCAAGGTTGTTGCCAGGTGCTGGAAACATTAGGTTTGATTTGACGGATAAGAATGTATTGATTGCGGAGTTGAATAGTGGTGATAGAGGATTTACGGATGATATGGTTGGTGGTATTATTACTATCAAAAATGTTTATTCAATAGAGGCTCAAACACTTGAACCAACACCACCGCCACCACCACCAAGAGGTGTAGTACAACCATCACCTGAAAATGTTGAAGTTGTTAATCAACAATTAAATTCAGAACCAAGACCATTAATGGAAATGGTAGAAGAACAAGTACAAGATTATGAACAAGGTAATTTTGATGATGATAGATATGGTAGTGTTTGTTTTCATGGTGATACAAGAATTAAATTAAATAACAATCGTTCCATACCAATTAAAATGATTAAACCAGGTATGAGAGTAAAAACAGAATTAGGATATGCAAAAGTTCTTAAGGTTGTTAAAGATGGTAGACCTGATGGAGAGAAGTTGGTAAAGTTTGGTAGATTAATTACTACAGATAACCATCCAATTAAACATCGTGGTCAATGGCATTTAGCAAAAGAAGTTGGTACACAATTTAAATCAAATTCATTAGAAGTATGGAATTTAATATTAGATAAACATCATACAATTTATGCTAACAATATAGTTAGTGCTACACTTGGTAAATGGAATAGTATAGAACATTTCTTACGAGTAAAAGATAATCGTATTAATATGTTAAGACCTATGCGTGAAAGTGATAATGGTGATGGAACTTTTACTGAAGAGAGTATCCCACAATCAAATGCATATCTATCTGATAATGAAGTAGTTGTTAAAGATATACCACCTACTGTCGATAGATTTTTTGTAGAAACTAAAATGTTTGAGGCTGCTGCACTTGGAACACCAATTCCAACACCAGAACCATCAACAAGAATCTCACTTGATTATAAAGCAAAAATTGTAGAGGTATTAGATTATAATCGTGTTCGTGTTAACATCTCATATGAAGAGGGTGCTAACAAACAAGGACATAGTGGTGAAGATAATGCTAATAAGATATTTGATGATGGGTTCATGGTTAACTTTACAAAATCAGATATTGTAAGATTAAATACTTACCTTGTTGTTAATGGTACTTATAACTTAGTTACAAATACTATGGATAACAAAGATGGTAGTTCTCGTTATTTTAAATTATTTGATAAGTTACCTGATGAAGTAAATGAATTTGATTTATGTTATTTTGTAGAAGAGAAAATGGATTCATATAATGATGTAGTTAAGTTGGTTCCGTTTGTAGAGGATGAAGATGAAGTTTTATTTTTAAGACTACCTGATTTTAATTCTGTAAGTAATCCTATTAGTATGAGGTCTACACACTTCAATACATTTAATGATTTGGTTGGTACAGATACAACTGTAAAACAAGATATACAAAATAAAGTTCTATCTTCAAGTTTATTAGATGTACAAGTAAATGTAGATTACACTAAGAGAACAGATATTATAGACCCATTGGTAAATGATTATGGGTTTGGTAATTTCATAATGTTTGGAAGTGCAGAAAAAAGAATACAAAATTTTAAAAAGAAAGTAGAATTAATTGAAACATATACATCATCAAGTTTATCGATAGCAAATGTTACAGGTTCTGCTAATACTAAACTTGAATTTGATAATAAGAAAAGAAGAGTAATAAATTCTTTTGACCCGTATGAAAATTTTCTATATTTTGAAAGTTCTTCATATGCCTCAAGTTCAATTGGAGAGTTCAATGATGCAAGTTGGCCAAAAGAAACTTCTACAGAACCTTACACTTTAGTTCACACAAGTGGTTCTAATGCTATCAGTTGGTTTAACACTTGGACTGGATATGCAAAAGATTATGATAGATTGAATCGTGAAAGATTAGTTAATAATTTACCACTTCATGTTAGTGCTGATGTAGAAAATAATTTCTTCTTAGATTTTATGGATATGACTGGACAACAATTTGATGAGATATTTGTTTACTTAAGACACTTCACAGATATCAACGAAAGAACAAGTAAGTTGAGTGAGGGTATCTCAAAAGATATTGTACAAGAGGTTGCTAAATCTATGGGAATAGATGTGGTGAATGGTAATGATTTATTAATCTTACCGAAGTACCTATTAGGTAAAGATGCTGATGGTACAAGTTTATTTGAAACACCACAAGAAAAGGTAACGGAAGAAATATGGAAAAGAATTTTAGCTAACTCACCTTTCTTCATGAAAACAAAAGGAACTAAGAGAGCATTAAAAGGATTAATGAATTGTTATGGTATACCAAGTACTATACTAAGAGTAAGAGAATATGGTGGGCCTGATAAAGGAACTGCTGTTAGTTATGATTTTAAAAGAAAGTTTACATATGCATTAGATTTTAAATCAAGTGAGTATTTAGAGTTGCCATGGAAAGATGATTCTAATTCTATGAAACCACAAACTATTGAGTTTAGATTTAGAACACCTAAATCACAAGACCAAGTATTATTACACAAAGGTGTAGGTAATGATAGTTTTGCTATTCAGTTACAAGATAATGGAGAAACTGATGATTATGGTCATTTACAATTTGCACTTAGTTCTTCTGTAGGTGTTACTTATATTACATCATCACTACAACCATTTTACAATGATGATATGTGGAGTGTGATGTTAACAAGAAAATCTTCAAGTGGTGCAGATTTAACTACAGATACTCATACACAAAAAATTAAATATGAATTAACAACAAAACAATATGATGCCACAAGAGAAGTGATACTTCACCAAACAAGTGAAAGTGTTGTATTAGATGGTAGTACATCAGCCAATGCTTATAATAATGGATTTGTTACAGATGGTAATATCTATCTTGCTGGTAGTGGTAGTTCAGGATACTTTACTGATTTTAGTGGTTCACTAATGGAGTTCAGATTATGGAACGAACATATTTCACAAAGTGTATTTGATAATCATGTAAGAGCACCAAAATCATACAATGGAAATACAACATCATCATATTATGATAATTTACAATATAGATTACCATTAGATAATAATGTTAATTTAAATTCAAATCCAAGTGGAGCATTAGATGTTGCAAATGCTAAGTTGTATCACACAAGTGCAAGTGCTCATGGATTTAGTGGAAATCAATTTAGAAGTTTTGTTGATAAAGAACAAATGAGAGTTCCTAATCTTGGGCCTCAAAGAAGAAATGCTACAAAGATTAGAATTGAAGATACAACATTAAATGGTTCACTATCATCTAATGTTCGTAGGGAAGCCTCATCACAAGATTTTGCACCAATTGATAGTAATAAGTTAGGAATTTATTTTTCACCATCGGATGTTGTGAATGAAGATATTATTTATTCGTTAGCTGATTTTGATTTTGATAATCAAGTTGGTGACCCAAGAGACCAATATAAATTATCTTACAGAGGATTACAATATGCTCAAGATAATTATTGGAAAAAATATGATAGAACTAATAACTTTTGGGATTATATGAGAATCATAAACTTTTATGATAATAGTTTATGGACACACTTAAGAAAGTTATCACCAGCAAGAGCTAACACTACATTAGGTTTATTAATAGAACCAAATATTTTAGAGAGAAGTAAAGAGATTGTAGGTCAACCACCTGAATTTACAAATGAGTATTTTGAAAATGCAGGACACTTTGATTTTGGAGTACAATTAACTTCAAGAGAAACAAGTTCGTTTGGGCATGTACCATTTAGTTTCAATGGTGAGTATAGAATGTTTGGACAAAGTGTTACAGATATGAAAGATGGTAGAATTAATTTACATAATACTGAGAGTGGTTCTCTTGGTAGTTTAGGTTTACCATCATTGGTACATTTAAATGAAATAAATCCAAGAAGTGAATTTAGTACTACATATGCAACTGCAAGTATTACATTTGGTGGTACAACAACAGAGTTTGTTGAAACCGTACAACCTTTCATTAGTGCCTCAAGAGTATCAGAACACAATGAGATTAAAAGATTATTTTTCACGAGTTCAATTGATGCCAATACTAATAATCCAGAGAGTTCATCTTTCGAACCTGCTGAGTTTCAGAGTATGGCATATGAATCAAAACTTTTTAGACTTTTTTATAAAGGTCAATTATTAACAAAGGATAATACAATAGATGGAAAAGACCCTGTCGAGATAACTATAACTTCACCAACAAAACTTGTAACACAAGAGCCTGGTGAAAGTAAACTTAAAGTTGAATAAAACTTGAGCAAGTATATATTTATCTATGAGGTTTTCTATCTCAAACAAATCTAATAGGAGTAAAAAACATGGGATTTTTAAATAATACAAGCGTAACCGTTGATGCTGTTCTTACCAAAAAAGGTCGAGAATTGTTGGCAAGAGGGCAAGACGAGTTCAAAATCACAAAATTTGCATTAGCAGATGATGAGATTGATTATAGTTTGTGGGATGTAGCACATCCTAATGGTTCAAACTATTACGGTGCAGTGATTGAGAACATGCCATTGTTGGAAGCTTTTGTTGATGAGAATCAAGTGATGCGATATAAGTTAGTTTCTTTACCTAAGAATACTGCTAAACTTCCAATACTTGAAGTCCCATCACCAAACTTGAATTTCAACGGGCCTGGTATAACTCAAACAATTACACCAAACACAAGAAATGGTAGTGATAACGAAAGTGGATATAACTTTATTCTTCATGATGCAACAATTGCTAACTTAACACCAGTTATTGTTAAGACGAAGAAAAAGAAATCTAAAAAGAGTGTACCGAAAATATCACCAGCTCAAATGGCTAATGTGATGAAGTTTGGTGCAGGAGCTATGACTGGAACATTTAATTCTAAGTTCAGTTCAGGTATTTTGCCTCCACCATTACAAGAAGAATTCTTGGTACAACAAGAAATCGAAGATTTACAATTTAACACAGGTGCGACCACACCAGTATTTGTAAACGAAGAAGAAAGAAAGAGTTCTATTACCTTAAGTGGTAAATCAGTTAACCTTGTTTCTCGTTCAGTAACTACAGATACTTCAACAAATGTAACCGTGATTGGTTTAGATAGTGGGGCTACTTTCAATGTGGCTGTAACTATTAAAGCTGACCCGAGTAGATTATAAGGAGTAGGAGATGTCAGTATTTACAAGATTTGATAGAGAAAATGATGTGGTGGAAAACCAAAGAACTAAGGTATCAAGTGGTATCTTTAGTGGAGGAAGTGGAACTTTAACAGCTTTCTTTAGTTCATCTAATGCTGGAGCAGTAAGTGCTTCTTATGTTAGTGTGTACAATAAAGCAACTTCTGATTCAACATCTGAAATTCAATTTGATATTGGATATGCAAATTTGAATGGAAGTGGTTCTGCTGGTAATACTACAAAATTAAATACAGGTGGTAGAGAAACTGCTGCTATGTACAGACAATTTAGAAATGTATTATTAGCACCTGATACTTCAAGGTTTACATTCACAGGAGCCTCAAGTGGTTCTGAAGACTTTTACTTTGTTGCTTTCAATCGTGCTCGTATGAGAGAAAAGATTGACCCAGGTAATTGGGAACTAAAAGTTGGTACTACAAAACTAATTGATGATAGTGGTGCAACTAACAATCCAACTGTTAATGAGGGTGGAAGAGTATTTAATATTGTTTCAGGTTCATTAGAAACAGGTAAGGGTGTTATTAAAACTGCAGCTGCTTCTCAACCAGGTGGATGTTTTGGTAGTTTCTATCCTGATTTAGGAATCATATTATTAGATGCTTCTCAAATGGATGCAAGTGCTTCATTTGGTACAAGTAGAAGTCCAGATACATTTGATAACAATGGGGCTAAGTTCTTTCAGAAACTTTCTGATGGTAGTAAGTTCCAAGTAAGAAGAGAAGAAGAAATTAATTCGACTAACTTCTTCTGTAGGGTTAACAACAAAAGATATAACTTTAGTGCTAATCCAACATTCTTCACAGGTTCAGATGGGGCGTTTACAAATGCTACATTCTTTAAAGACCCTAAAGTTTATATAACAACTGTAGGTCTTTATAATGATGATAATGAATTATTGGCAGTTGCTAAACTAAGTAAACCAGTATTAAAATCATACTCAAGGGAAGCTATTATTAAGGTTAAACTTGACTTCTAAGGGAAAGTAAAATGTTAAAAAACATTGACCCAACAAATAAGTCAATAAAACCATTTAAAGTTCACAAAAACTTCACTCTCACTAATAACGATAGTGGGAGTGGACACTTTGTGTTAAAAGCTGAAAGTGGTTCTATATATAATTTCAGTACAGGTTCTGCTGCTTCACAATCCTTTGGTACATATAATGTTACTGCAAGTAATTACTCTATGGGTACATTTTATAATCTACCCAATTGGCATTCAGTAAATCAATTATATTACAAACGAAGTAATGAACCTTATGGTAATTTTGGTAAGAACGATACTCGTAAAGTTAATCGTGAACTAAATTCTACCGCTCGAGTATTTACAATTCCAAGAGATTTATTTGGTGAACAAATAAAACCTGGTAGTATAAAATTAGATGTTACAATAAATGGTATCGAATATAATTTAAGAGATGATGGTGATGGTAACATTTATGATAATGCACATTCAGCAAGTTTTGCTGCATTTAAATCAAGTTCATTTAGTAGAGGAGAAGGTGTTCTATCTAATGGAAGTGGAAGTGAAGTAGGAAATGTTATCTATGAACATGGACAGATAATTCTTACTGATACTGGTTCTTATAAAGAAGCTGGTACAAGTACAGGCCACACATTAAAATATAAAGCAACACAAACAATATATGAACATGAATACATTGTTAGTATTGAACCATTTGAGTTTAATAGAACAATGAATATAAGTACCACTTATCAACGAAGTGGTAGTTTAACTATAACAGAGGGAAGTGTTTCTATGAGTAGATTCTTCCCACCAGGTGACCAACCAAGTGGTGCGGGAACTGGTAGTTTCAAAACATTCTATAATGCGGCTGATAAGTATGAGGGGTTTGTAACTCACTCAGAATTCCAACCATATTGTAGTACCGTAGGACTTTATAATGATAAAGAAGAATTACTGGCTATTGGTAAATTAGCTAAACCAGTAAAATTGGATACGGATGTTACAACAAATATAGTTGTGAGATTTGATATATAAGTAACCCGATTACGAAATTTTTTTTCGTGATTAGATATTTATTATTGTAAATTAAGGCTACAAAATACTGCTGACCTCTAGCAGGGTTTATATTAATACAACATATAAAGGAAAACGATGAAAAAGTTTTTAGGTTTATTAACTTTGTTATTGGGAATGGCGACTGCCCAGGAACCAATTATCAGAGTTATGCAAATAGGAGATTGGTCTACACCAGCTATGTGGTGGAAAGACACGGTTACACAAGATTTAGATACATTCTTGGCACAAGATGCAACTAAACCAGCTGAAGATAATAATAACTTCGATATTTGGAGAGATAAAGTATTGGAGATGGAAGTTACTTTAGATGATAAAGGTGCAGATGTTACTACATTCAGAATAGATATCGCATTTGATAATGATTTAATCACTTGGGTAGAATCAGGTGAAACATCAGTTAATGCTTGGAGTCAAGGAAACTCACGAGTAGTTAAAGGTTCACATATAAGTGGTTGGACTGAGGGTGATAATGGAGAGAATGGTCATGATTATTCTTTTGAAGTAGTTCATTATAGTAATGTATCATATCAAGATTCATTAGCAGCTACAGGTAATTTAATTGAAGAATCAATATCAGATAATAGATATGATTGGTTAAGAATTACTATGGTATCACATGGAGTTGATGGTAACTCAGATGGAACACCAGATAAAACATTTGGTGGTGGTGATGGAGTACAAAAACAATTATTAAAATTTCAATTTTTAATCAATGATGTAGTTGATGATTTTGCACCAAAGGCATTTAGAGTTGCTACTCAGTATGATGGAGCAGAGGGATACTACACTTATGTTTCTGATGATTATCTATTAGATTATAAAGTTTACATAGATGGTAATTGGGGTGATTCATATGCAGGAGAAAGAACATTTAATGGTGCTGCTCGTGGAGATATCACACTACATCCAAAACTTGTGCAACTTGAGGGATACTTAAGATACATTGGTGAATGGATTGATACTGATAAAGATGGAACAAAAGATAGTGGTGAAGATTTTTCACAAAACAAATATGCTATGATGAAAGTTATCTTTGAAGTAGATGAAACTAATCCAGATAATCTTTCTAATTGGAGAAACATAAGGGATATTAATTATCCAACAAGTTTAGTAGATGAATCTTTAAACGATGATGTTATGGGAACTTATGATGAGTATTCAACGAATGCATTAGGATATCAACATATGAGATACTATGAACAAAATGCTGGAACAACATCAGACCAAAAGATTCAGAATCAAGGATTTAAAGATGTAACTTATTGGTATTGGACATACACAGATGATAAAGGATATTTCAATATATCTTTACCAAGAAACAATAGATATAAAGTATCGTTCTGGCCACCAGAAGCAGATGATGTGGTTGGTGACCATACCACTTATCTATTAGATAGAGATGCAATTACAAATATCAATGATGCTATTGCAGGATTTAATTTCCAATCAAATAAGTTTGATAATGAAGCAAATATTGAAATAGAATCACCAAGTGGATATTTAGTTGGTGATGTTGATGGTGATGATAGATATCAATTAAACGATTCGTATTTCTTATGGGCATACACAAGTGGAGTGTTCGATACAGATTACACACACTACAATGGTGAAACTTATCAACAATGGTCAAGTATTGATAATCTAAATGGAGATGACGACACTTATACTTACAAACAAGACTATGATGGATTTACAAGAAACCAAAGAGGAGAGTTCAGTATTTTTGTTGATGGTGATTTAGACCAAGAAACTACAGCACTAACTACAGACCAGGGTGGTATCATAAGATTGAATCCATTAATGAATGATGTTGAGACCAGATTAGATATATTAAGTATTAAGGTTGGAGCAGGTAGTTCTACATTTGGTAGTGATGTTAATCCTGATTATTATTTTAATGAACCAGATGGTGGAAATGGTTCTAAACAAGTAGATATTATTGGAACTACAAATGATTCTGATATTGGATTCTACTTTACAGGTGATGTAAACCTAACAGGTTTAAAAGTTGATAACGATGGAACTGCAATAACACCAGTTGTAGATGGTACAACATATTATCGTTGGGGTAATTCACCACCAGATGAGTGGGCTAGAATCTCAGAAGATGGAATGGGTAGAATGGCAATGAAATCATTCATGACAGACCATGATGTAACATTATCATTTCCAGCAGATTCAACTGTAAGAGTACAGAGTGGTGAGATTATAGAAGTACCATTACTGATTACACCAACAGAGGGTATTAATATTGCTGGGTTTGAATTTGAGGTAGAGTTCAATACAACCGAGTTAGATTTTATTGATATGAAAACAGGTAACTTGCCAGGGCCATGGATGACCTATGTTAATGTAGGTGAAGTTGAAGAGGGATGGCAACGAGTACGATTTGGTGGATTAGATTATTCACCAGGTAATGCTCCTACTAACTATTGGGTTAATCAACCGATGAATGCATTAAAGTTAATGTTCAGAGCGGAGTTTCCTGATGAAGAATGGACAGAAGCTCCTATTAGATTCGTAGGAAAATATGCAGCAGGAAATCCAAATGGTGATGATTTAAGAATGGAACGATTAAGTGGTAAAGTAATGGTATGGAATAAGTATTGGGCATTCGGTGGTGGAGAACCAGGTGAGGATGACATAACTTATAACTATCCAAATCCATTTAGAGAGAATACAAAGTTTCAGTTCTTTATAGACCAAATGGAGCATGTAAAACTTTACATACTAAATTCTAATGGACAATACATTGGAACACTATTAGATGAAGTAGTTGATAGTGGTATACATACATTTGATTTCACAAACGAACCAAGTGTGTGGTTACCAGAAGTAAGTGTATATGAGAATCATCAAACTTTAGAACCTGGTGTTTATATATTTGTATTACAAACAGAGAATAGATTAAAAGCTAATAAATTCACGGTGGTGAAATAGGAAAAGATGATGAAAAAAATAGTATTAGGATTGTTGATGATTGGAACTTTGTTTGGACAAGTAAATAGTGTCCTTACAATTTCACCTACAGCAAGTGAAACAATATTGGGTAACCAATCACTTGCTTTTAGAAATCCAGCAATGAATAATTTAAACCTTATTGATTCTACTTCAAATATTAGTTTTACTAATGTTAAATGGTTAGGAAACATTGTAGATGATATGGGTTTCAATTACATAGAGTTTAGAAAAGGTAAATTAGATTACTCACTTTTATACTTTAATTATGGTGAACAAAAGTTTGCTGATGAGAGTGGTATTGTAAGTGGTAATTTTTCACCAAATACAATAGTTGCTTCAGTAGGATGGGGAACTGATATATTATATAAAGGTGAGAGAATAGATAGTGTGGCACTTGGTTTCAGAGGAAAAGTTGTTGCACATGATTTATATACTGAAAAGACTGATGGGATGATGTTTGATATTGGTGTTCACTTTCATAAACTATATGGAGCAGTTAACTTAGATTTAATGGTTTCAAATTTAGGTATTATGACAAAGATGAATGGATATGAAATAGACCAACCAACAGCATTAAATGTTGGGTTTAATATTCCGATTAAAAACAAATGGAATATTTATAACCAATGGAATCTTTACGATGGATATCATACACATGGTCAAGGTGTTTCTTATAACTTTAAAGATATGTTATGGGTAAATGCTGGGTACTACAATGATGTAGAACATGAGTTAAATTATTCATCAATAGGTATGGATTTAAAATACGAGAAGTGGAAGTTTGGATTTGGGGTTCTCAATGGTGATGAAAACCATCCATTAAAAAATACATTATTACTAACAATAAATATGGAGATGTAAAATGAAAAAATGTGATTGTTGTGATTGTAATTGTTGCTAACTAAGGAGAAATAAAATGGCAAAAGATATAGAGAAAGCTATTGAAGAAGTTAAAGGAAAAAAATTCGGAGTATCAATTAACAATATTATTGCTATTGTTACTTTTCTTTCTACCGCAATTGCTGGGTGGTATAGTTTTACTGGCCGCATTGATTCATTGGAAGAAGTAGTACAAGGTTTTGCAGAAGCAAGTGATATAGAAATTGTAACCAATAACTTCAACAATATTGATGAAGAATTAAAGTATCTACGAGAAAAGGTAGATGCACTAAAAACACCAAAAGTGAAATCATACGATGGTGATATAATTAAACTACAGAATGAGATTGATAAATTAAAAAGTGAAATCTCAAGGTTAGAGAAATTATTAAAAGACCCATTGGCTGATTTCAAGTAAGGAGCTAAATGAGTAAATTAATAAAACTATTAATTGTTGTGGTTTTGTTTGGAGTAGGTTCTCAAGTATTCGGACAGGATGCATATGATACACCTGAAGAACGAGATAGAAAAATCCAAATACAAGAACAACGAGAACAAAGAATAGCAAACCAATCTATGATGTATAAACGTCAACAGATGAAAAGATTTCATATGATGGATTCTGAAGATAGAAGAGAGTTTCGTATAAAACGATATCATCTAAAGAAACATCAAATGAAAAAGAAGAAACAAAAGAGAATAGTTACTCTTATGGTTGTAGGTGTAACATCTTATGTTATTGGATATGAAATGGCAAAAGATGAACACAGATATAAAAAACATGGATGGGAAACAAAACCATCCGATAATTGGAGAAAGTAATGAAAAAACTATTACTATTATCGTTAATGGTTTTGATGGGATGTGCTGCATCAGTATCAACGGAACAATATGTTGGTGAGTATGAAAAGCAGAAATCATTGGATGAGATAGAAATTACTAAAGTTGATAATCTAAAGATTTTGGATGTTAAGTTCAATAAAGAACTTGAAGATAGATATCCAGAACTTGGAGATAAACGAGTTGCATTTGGGTTAAACCAAGAACTTGCAAATGTAATTTCATTCATCGGTAGATTTAATCTTGTTGAGGGAGATAGAGATGTACAATTATCTATCATCAACGATTTGAAAGCTAACGATGCAAAAATAGAAAAAACCAAATATACTGCTTATGTAACCATTTATGATTTCGCTGTTAACTTAAAAGAAGATATCAAGGCTGGTAAAGTTCAAACAATAAACGAAACTATTGTTGGTATCCAAGTTAAAGTAATCAATAATGAAAATACTCAGTATGTAGTTGGAAGTGGACAAGGAAGAGCATCCACCATAGGACAAGGATTTTTAAAGAATCCTAATATGGAATGGAATCAATCTTCTTTAAGTTCTGCATCTAACAAGGCTATGGAAACAGCTGTTGTCAATGTTATCAAAGCAATTGACAAACGAGGTTGGTAGAATGAATGTGGCAGAGAGTTTTATTATTTGTAGTATTACTTTGTAGTACACTCTCTGCCCAAGGCTTTCTATATAGTTATATTGACCCTTGTAACCAAACCGTCATTCGTGATAATTACAATATACAAAATGCGGAGGGTGGTTTCTTTGTTACATATTATAACAAATCTAAATTTTTTACATTCGAACAATTATTAAATGGTGAATTAGAATCTTGGGCAGAAAATGTATATGATGACTTTGAGGATTTGTTTCCTTGTGCCGTTAGGGTTGCTGAGGAAATATTAGCATCGGTATTGGCGAGTAATGCCACAGAACAATTTAGTAAACAAGATGTAAGTAATGATGTGGGTGCAGTTAATTATGGTATCAAAACATCACCTACTGTAGATAGTAGTTGGGTTACATCGTTTAATAGTATTTATACCAGAGAAAGTTTTGATGGTAAATCAAGGTATGATGGTAATGTTAATTTTACAGATGATTTCAGTAGATTCAGTGCATCGTATGGACAAGGAATAAACTTTCTTGCAAAAAAACAAAATCAAGTGTTAAATGCTTCAGGTGTTTTCTTTAAAACATTTGAGGGTAGTGATTGGTTAGTATCAACATCATATGCAAAATCACTTGTAAAAAAGAATACCGAAGTAATTGTGTTGACTGGTGCATATGGAAGTGTTAGTGACCAGATGTTTGGTAATCTATCTGTATTGTATGGTATGAGAACACCGATAGAATTATCGTTTGGTAAAGTAACATTTACTAATTATATTAGTTACACATTATTACGATATTATAAAGGATTAAATTCAGGAAAACAATATTTATTATTGAAGAGTCCTATTATCTTAATGCCAACACTCTCTTTTGATTTTCAATTGAGTCAGGCGTTTAAAGTTAACTTAGGATTCTCAATGGGGTATAACACAGTTGTGAATGATTATGGTGAGAGAACTAAAACATATGCCATAATGTTTGGAACTTACTTTTAGGAGAAAAAAATGAGAAAACTAATTATGATATTATTAATGATGGGATTTGGATATACACAATCTCTACCACAACCAGCAATAGTTGGTGAGGATGTAGAGTTCCCTACATTAAAGATATCACAGTTTGTTAAGGTGGATGAATCTGTTGGTGTAATGGATGATAGAGTTACTATGGGTATTAGACAATTACTCGAAGAACAATTTCAAGATACACGATATAGATTAACAGAAGATGAGAATGCTGATTATACTGCTAATGTAGAAGTACTTTATATTGGTAAACCAAATGAGGCATTTAGTTTGGCAGGTTTATTCAATAGAAGAAATCAGAAAACAGAAGTTAGAATACTTTTAAACTTAGTACAAAATTTAGAAGGTGTACAGAGAAGTTATCGTGGAGTTGGTGAAACATCCACACAAGTATCTGCTGCTGGTTTACAGATTCAAGAGGATGTAGAGTTTGGTAAATCCGAGTTAGGTGGTTCTTTGAAAAAGGCCATTGAGGATGCTCTTGAAAATATAGAATAGGAAGTAATATGTTACTAAAACATTGGCCACAAAAACGCAGAGAATGGGTAATAGGTGGTTTTTTAAATATACTATTTATATTGTGTATAGTTGGTACTCGTTATTATTATGCACAAGAAGAAATGGAATTCTTGAGAGAGGATTCTGCAAGACAAGATATCTTGATTGAAGAATTAAGAGATTCTGTAGATGTATTGAAATTGCAGAATGATGAAATACTTACAGATTTACATGACCACGATAAAACTCGTGGATATGAGAATTATAAATTAAAAAAACAAATGGTTGAGTTTCAAGTAGAACTTGATACAATAAAAAAGCAACTTTCTGATGGACTTGTTTATACTTATAATAAAGAGGAATATTCAAGTGGAGCAGGTGTTGTACCATTCGAAAAAGAATTTGGAACACAAGGTAACTATCTAAGAGTATTTGGTAGGACTGGTGTTGCAATGGTAAACGATAGTATTGTAGATTCAGAAACCGATGTAGGGTTTGCGGGTGAATTACAAATAGGAGAACCTGAGATTGTCGAGGGTGAAATAAAAGGTGAATATTATGCCGAAGTTCCTACGATTGATTTTCAAGGATTAAAATTAACTGGTAGAAGAAGTAATCCATTTAAAATTAAACCACCAAGAAATCAAATAAGTATAGGGCCCTTTGCTGGTATAATCTACAATCAAACAACAGGATTAACTGAACCTGTTATAGGATTCGGAGTTTCATATAATGCATTCAAAGTATGGGATTGGAGATAATCTCATGATAAAGGAGATGAACATTGATAGAGGAATACTTGGAATATGGTGCTATCGGAGTGATTATAACATTGTTTGCAGGAATGATAAAATTCTTACAACAATCGTTAATTAAAAAGTTAAACGAGGTTTCAGAAATCTGTATAAAGTTGATAGATAGATGGAATAGAAGTGATGAAGTTAGGGATAGGAGACATGAACAAATGATAGAACAAATAAATCGTATCACCGAAGCTTTAAATTACTTGAAAGGGAGAGATGCCAAATAGAAACGCAAAAACAAGAAAACAAAGAAGACAAAAACTAAATGCTAAGTGGTCTCGTGAGGGAAGAACTGCTAACCAACATAAAAAGTGGAAAGCAAAACAACCACAAACTTCTATATCAAAATATAGATAAGGAGAATAACTATGGAATTGAATTGGACATATGATGTAGAAACTAAATTGATGACATTTATTTTAAATGATTCAATTAAATATGTAGCTACAAGTGGAGGCCTTCGTATTGATAAACATCAAGATGGAGAAATTGTAGAAACTTTTATACGAAGAAATAGAAAAGAATTTTCAGAGATAACAGATGTTCCTGAAGATTCAGAACGAAGTTGGGGTGAGGAATTAAATTGGTTATGTGAAGAACATCCTGATATAGTTGGAGAAAATTATATGGATTGGGATAAAGGATTTATTAACCGAGAAGGTGAACTTGTTGATATAGGTATGTCAAGAGGACAAGGTGTTAATAATCCTACTGATAAAATAGCAGTAAATAGACTTGGTATCCCTGCAAATATAACTGAAAATTGGGATTGGGAACATATAGGACAGTTTGATGATGAAAAAATAAAATTCTTAAAAAATATAAAAACAGGAAAAATAATCAAAGTTGATTGGAGTAATATGATGATACCTTGTGATGTTTTTCCTGAGATATATGGGCCATACGAAAGTTCAGAAGAAGAATTTGAGAAATATTAAATTAATTCTTAACTATTTATATATAATTAGTATGGAGAAACATTATGGCTATTTCTAAAGAAGATACAGCCCGGTCATATAAAGGAACTGTGATTGGTGACAACATGGTCGTCAGTTTAAATTTAAAGTGGTTGATACAAATCATATCTCTGTGTGCAATGTTAGTTTATTCTTATTATAGAATAGAAATGAGAATAATTGATTTGGAAGAAAAATTTACAACGGCTGATACACACATAGAAGATTTGTTATCAAAACATGAAGCAATTGAATCTGCAAAACGAGTAGCACTTGAAGAGCAAATAAAATTTTATGAAAAAGAATTTAATATCAATCCATTAAGTTGGGGTAAGAAGAAGAGGAAAAAATGATTAAGTTAAAAGAACTATTAGAACTTCGTAATATGGTATATAGTGAATCTATAAAACCAAAGCACGAAAAGAAGATGAACCAAAAACTTACAATTTGGAATGAGAACTTAGTTCTACCAAAAAGGATTCCACCTGAAAATGATTCTAACGAAACATTAGGTGAAGTAAAGTATTTATCAAAAATAAAACTAAATAATGATATAGTAAAAAGTGGTGATGATGTTAAAGAAAACTTTTTACCTTTAATTGAAAAATACAATCTTAGGGTTACTGAAGAGGGATTATCAACGATAATCAAACAAAGTACTAAATTCATTATGGAACTTAAATATCATTAGAATAGACCAAGACCATATCAAGTTGCAGAGTTCTATGGTATTGATTTAAATGGTACTGAATTAGATAGTATGAAAACACCATCATTTCCAAGTGGACATGCAGTTCAAGGATATATGATTGGTGAGTATTTAGCAAAAGTAGACCCAACACATTCTAATGAATATAGACAAGTTGGTGAAGATATAGCACAATCAAGATTGGTGGCAAAAGCTCACTATCCATCTGATAAGGCCTACGGAAAGGAACTTGCTAAATTTCTTGTAAATAGTATGAAAAAAATATGATAACATTAAAAGAAATATATCAATTAGATGAGAGAGCTGATTTTCAATTCATTGCACAACAATTAATAGAATACTATGGTTTAAAATCTAAAGTAAAATTTGGTGTAGGTAGAAATGATGCTGAATATGATTGGGATAAAGATATAATAAAACTACGAAGAAGTTATCCAAGTGTCAAGGAATTTATTATATCAGTATTACATGAAATACATCATGCTGACCAAGTACGAAAGTATGGTAGAAAAAGATTCTTAAAGAAATATGCACAGGCAAGTCAAATGGCCATAGTTAAAGGTTTTGATAGATATGATGATAATAAATGGGAAAGAAAAGCTGAAAATTGGGCACAACAGGAATATCGCAAAAAATGGAAAAATAAATTCTAATTTTTTGTACTCCTTCTGATATATATTATTAACTATAGTTATGAATTCAATAAAGGTTCTAAGAAAAATCCAACCTTATTTTTCTCTGAAAAAAATACGCACATTAGACAATAAAAATTACATTCTGAGAGATTAAATATATATTTATTATTAAATAAGCATTAAAGCAAAAGCAAAAAAGCAAAAGCATTAAAGCAAAAGCAAACTTTAAAAAAAAGGTTTTTTATGAAAACTCGTTCAGCAAAGAACAAAGGAAAAAGATTACAAAATTCAGTACGAGATATTCTTCTCGAAACATTCACACAATTAGAACAAGATGATATTAAATCCACTACAATGGGAGAGAGTGGTGAGGATATACAATTATCACCAGCAGCTCGTAAACTCATCCCTTACGCATTCGAATGTAAAAACCAAGAAAAATTAAATATATGGAGTTCATTAGAACAGGCCGAATCAAATGCAGAGAAAGGAAAACCAGTCTTAGTATTCAAAAGGAATAGAAGTAAGACATATGCGGTTTTAGAGATTGATGATTTTATCGATTTAATTAAATGAGTATAATAACCAAATTAGAAGATGGTACAGAAGTAGATGATACATATGTAACAAGTATTGATTCCATTATGATATTAAAAGAACTAATAGGTGATGATAAAGTATTTGATGAGAATCGTGAGTTTACAGAGTATGGTAAAAATAGATTAAAAGAGTTGCAGAAAAAATGGTGTTTGGAAAATCAAAAGGATAATTATTATTAGTAATGAGTCAATTAGTTATAAACATATTAGATAAGGCCTTGAAATCAAAAGGTCAATCATTAAAGAAAACCAACGAGTATATGTGGTGGAGTCCATTCATACAACATCATAAACCAAAACTACAAGTTAATATTCAGACTGGTAAGTGGCATTGTTGGGTTTCTAATCAAGGTGGACATAATCACTTTCAGTTATTAAAGGCTCTTGGAGCTGATAGAAGTTTATTCAAAGAGATGAGTGATGCTGTGGGTTCCACTTATTACACTACAGAAAAAAATAAAGATGATAAACAAATAATACTAAATCTTCCAAAGGAAGCAAAACCATTGTGGAATGGTGGTGATTCACTTCAGAAACTACATGCATTGAAGTTCGTTATGGAGAGAGGATTAGATATGAGTGATATTATCAGATATAACTTACATTATTGTTTAAGTGGTATATATCAGAATAGAATACTTATACCATCTTATGATAGTAATGGACAATTAAATTATTTCGTTGGAAGAGATTTTTATAAGAGTACCATGAAGTACAAAAACCCACCCGTACCTAAAGATGTTATCGGATTCGATTTATATGTGAATTGGGATGAACCGATTATTCTTTGTGAGGGCGTGTTTGATGCAATGGCTATTAAAAATAATTCCATACCTTTGTTTGGTAAGACTATATTACCTAAACTTTCGGATAAGATTATCAAGAAGAGAGTATCCCATGTAACCATTTGTTTGGATGATGATGCGTTTAAAGATTCTATAGAGATGGCATCTAAATTTATGGATAATGGGATTTCGGTTAACTTTGTCAAACTTCAAGGTAAAGACCCAAGTGATTTGGGATATAAGAATATGATAACACATTTAAACACTTCAACGGAAGTAAACTTTAAAGAACTAATGAGGATGAAAATCTATGGTAATAGATAAAGTAAAAGTACCGTTTAGGAAACTAAAACATATACATCACATAAGTGATATACAGATTAGGAACTTAAAACGACACAAAGAATATGAACAAGTATTTGAGGGATTATATGAAGAAGTAAGAAAGAATCCTAACAATGCTATCTCTTATATCGGTGGAGATATAGCTCACTCTAAATGTGAAATGTCACCAGAGTTAGTTGACCAATTATCAAGGTTATTTAAGAACTTGGCAGATATCTGTCCATTAGTTATTATTGCTGGTAATCACGATTGTAATCTAAACAATCTAAATCGTATGGATGTATTAACACCAATCGTAGAAAACCTAAATCATCCTAATCTACACTATCTAAAAAGAACAGGTGTTTACACTTGTGCTGATACAGATTTAATTGTGTGGGATGTGTGGGATAAAGAAGAAGATTATATTAAAGCAAAAGATGTAGAGGGTGATAGAAAGAAAGTTGTATTGTTTCATGGTACGGTTGATAGGAGTGAAACTGATTTAGGATTCAAGTTACCATCTAAAGTAAAGATGAGTATGTTTGATGGATATGATTTAGGATTACTTGGTGATATTCATAAAAGACAACATTTGAATAAAGAAGAAACTATATCATATTGTGGTTCTTTGGTTCAACAGAATCATGGTGAGGATATTGGTAAAGGTTATTTACTATGGGATATGGAAACTCTTAAATCTAAATACATTGAGATACCAAATGAGTATGGTTATTACACAATCAACATTGATAATGGTAAGTTACCTAAACTACCAGATTTTCCAGCAAAACCAAGAATTCGTGTACGAGTAAGTAATACAAAACCATCACAATTAAAGAAGTTAATGGTAGAGTTACAGAAAACAGCTAACATTCAAGAATCAGTTATTACAAAAGTAGATGGATTAAGTACTGATAAGATTCGTGATAAAAAAATTAATATAGGTGATGTAAATAATCCTGATTATCAATATGATTTAGTTAGTGAGTATTTAAAAAACAATTATATTGTTGATGATGATACTATGATTAAGATTAAGGATATCTTAAAGGAATTAAATAGTGTAGTACCAGAAGCAGATATTAAAAGAAACATTAGTTGGAAGTTAAAGAAGTTTGAGTTCAGTAATCTATTCAGTTATGGTGAGGATAATGTAGTTGATTTCACTAAACTAAATGGTATGATTGGATTGTTTGCTCCTAATGCTAGTGGTAAATCTGCATTGTTAGATGCATTATGTTTTAATTTATTTGATATTAGTTCTCGTGCTTATAAGGCAGATAACATTATTAATAAAGCAAAGAATACATTACATTGTATAGTAAACTTTGAGATAGATGGTGTGGATTACTTTATCGAAAAGAAAGGTAAGAAGAACCTAAGAACAGGTCATGTTAAAGTTGATATTGATTTTTGGATGGTAGATGATACAGGTGAACATATTAGTTTAAATGGAGACCAAAGAAGAACCACACAGAAGAACATACAAAGGGTTATTGGTAACTACGAAGATTTCATATTAACATCAATGAGTTCACAAAATAACTCTACAGTCTTTATTGATAAAACACAGAAAGAACGAAAAGAGTTATTATCTCAATTTATGGGATTAAAGATATTTGATACATTATGGCAACAAGCATCTGAAGATATCAGAGAAGTAAGTACACTTCTAAATGATTTTAAGAAAGCTGATTATGATTCAGAACTTGCAAATATTACAAATGAATTAATTCTACTTGAATCTAAACAAAAAGATTTTAAAAAGGATGAAAGAGAATTAAAGAAAGAATATAAAAAAATAACTATAAATATTCAAGACCAATCTAAACGATTAAAACCTGTAGATGATAATTTGAAGAGTATAGAGGTATTGGAAAAGGAACACTCTAAATTAACAACATTATCAGACAATGTCAAGGAAAAACTTGCAGAATATGAAACAGAACAATATGATTTTGAAAGAGCAGTTCAAGAGATTGAAAATAAGATTGTTATATATCAACAAGATGGTGTTGAAGAGAATTACTACAAGTTAGAGAAGCTTGAAGAAGAGAGAGATTTGTTTCAAATAGAATTGGATAAACTAAAAGCAGATGTAAGAGTTAAATTAGATAAGATTGATAAACTCGGTAATTTAACACATGATGAGGATTGTAAACATTGTATGAGTAATCCATTCACATTAGATGCTATTGAAACTAAGAAGAATCTTGAAAAGGATAAAACTCTTGCACAAGAGTATGTACAAAAGAAACAAGAGATGGAAGATGAGATACAGAAACATTTCAAGGTTCGTGCATTCAAAAAGGATTTAGATGAGTTACAAGATAAGTTAAATGAGAAACAAAGATATCAAGATAACATTATATCTAATATAAACATCACAAAAGAAAAACAAAATAATATTACTACACAATTCAATCTTATTACAAGTGAGATGGAAAGAGCGAAATCTCAAGAACAGAATGTAGTGTTCAATGAACAGATATTACAAGAGATTGATAACTTAGAAAATCATCAAACTGATTTGGATTATCAATTGGGTGTAGTTGGTAAAAAGATTACAACATTACATGGTGAGATACAAGTTCATAAAACTAATGAAAAACAAATCAATGATAATATTGATAAGGTTGCAGAACTTGAGGATTCACATCAGGCATATCAATATCTATTAGAAGCTATTAAACGAGATGGTGTTCCTTATGATTTAATCAGTAAATCACTACCAACCGTTGAGGGTGCTGTAAATGATATTCTTGCACAGATAGTTGATTTTAGTATTGTGTTTAATATGGATGGTAAACAAATAGATACTCACATTGTATATGATGATGATAGAGTATGGCCATTAGAACTATCAAGTGGTATGGAACGATTCATTAGTTCTCTTGCAATAAGAGTTGGTTTAATGAATGTTAGTAATTTACCACGAAGTAACTTCCTTGCTATTGACGAGGGTTGGGGAACAATGGATAGTGAAAACTTAAATTCAGTTTCACAATTATTCCAATATCTGAAATCAGAGTTTCAGTTTAGTTTAGTTGTTTCTCACATTGAATCGATGAGAGATTTTGTAGATACCTTGTTAGAAATCAAAAAGGTAAGCGGTAGTTCATCTGTTAGGTTTAGTAGGGATTGATGACATCTTAGGTTTACCGACCTTTATCTTATTCAACATCTGATTTATATAAGCTGAACAAGAAGTTCGGTTGTCTTTACAATGTACTTTGAACCACATCATTAAATCTTCGTCTAATGTGAAGTTATATCTTTTTTTCATATTATACTCACTTTATACACACTCTATACATATAAATAAGTATTAAAATATAAAATTTTAATATTTATAGTAGACACCAAATATCGGAAACATCTTAAATGGCAATATTAAAACGAATCAACAAATATCAAGGATTGAAGGACATTGATGTTTTAGTAGATGAGAAAGGATTAAGTTCTCAGTACTTTAATATCACACAAGTTCCTACATCTTTTCCACAAGGAAGGTCTACCTTTATAATCGGTGGTTCGCCTTTCTTAAAAAATAATGTAGAACTTAAAATAGAGATATTAGATTCTAAGGGTAAGACTGTTTATACAGAACCTATTACAAATTATCTTGAAGGTGATGGTAGAAGAGTAAGTGTAGAAATATATAACGATACATCACCTGGTGATTGTTTCTTATATGTTGTAGGTGAATTAAAAGATAATTACAAAAGTGTTTCTGCTCTTAATGAAAGTGTAGAAGATATTACCGACCAAATGCCTGAGATGGAATTTGATGCATTTGATGGAAGTACTCAAGATGTACCATCAGAGTTTCAAGGTGTTTATAATGTACGATATTCAAGACCTATTAGTATCAGTACAACAATTCCAAATAGTGAACCGATATTATTTTATAACCAACCAAGAGTTACAGTATCTGAAATATTAAAAGGATATGTAGTAGAGGTTCCTGTATCATCATCAGTACAGATAACAGGAAGTGCAGAATTTAAACCACAACCAAATTTACAACCTTTACCACCTGTACCTGAACCAGACCCAAATGGGTTTCCAATTATTGATACAAGTACAAGAGAAGATGTTGGTAAATCATTAGAAATATTTAAGAATCGCAGAAGTTCTAAAATAGAACCATTAAGATTCAGTAACTTTAAATCTCGTGGAAGAATCATGAGAAGAAGTTCACCTGAGATAGATAGAAATGAAATTATAATAGATTCATTAGAAACAGGTGAGGGAGTTGATGCAGATAAAGCTTCAAGTCAATTTGTTGGTGGTAATATTACAATTAATAATCCAAAAGTTGATTTTAGTAAACTACCTGGTGATGAGAGTAGATATACGATACCTGATAAATACGAATCACAAATATCTAAAGTAAAGAATGAAAAAACAATTGTTCCTTTAGATGATTTTTTAATTACAGATAATGAAACAGGTGAAAGAATACCAATTGATATCAAACCTAATACAGAGGTTACGATGTCTTATGTTCCTACACCAGACCCTTCAATAAGTACAACACACTTCAGAGCATTCGCAGATATAACTCTTGGTAACTTAACCACATTTAGTGGTGATGTTTATAAGGCTAAGATTTCTGCTAGAAGTAGAGGAACACTTGGTGATTTTGAAACATTATATGATTCAACAATTGAAGCACCAACTGTTTTAATAGATACATTCAGTCCAACAGGATTTAAAAATGTAGGTTACTTTTATACGGGTTCAATCATATCTGATTATTGGGATGTTTCAAATGGAACGGCAACTATAGATAATAGTAAGATGATTGATTCGGTATTGATTAGTGGTTCGAATCAAGGATTTACACCAGGTGTTGGTGATAGTACAAGTGGGCCAGTAACGAGTGATAGAAATGCAGTTATATTTGCTACATCACAAAGTTACGATTTAGAAAAGAATGTACCATATACGGTTTCATTCGATGCCTATTATTACACAGGCCCAAAACAAATGTCCCAAGATGGTGGAGTACAACAACATGCTGAGTTAGAAGTTATTGTAAGTGGTTCTGCAAGATTAGGAAATACAAATGAAGATTATTCATTAGGTAAGGTAGAAGTTCCAACCAATACCACAGAGGGTGAAATAAAAGGAATACACAATACCTTTGTATCATCCACAACAGGAGACCCTAAACTACGATTAAAATTTAAAGCAACTGCTGGTCAATGGATTATACATGATGTAGAAATAAAACCTTATAGTGAAACAAACTTTAATCCTGATTACTTCAGAACGATTCTACCGATGCCACATCCAATGCCTAAGAAACCTGATAGTTATGATTTCTTAGTAGAGTTCTTTGATGTAAATAATAATATTGCTGAAACCATTGTAGTTAAAGAAGAAGTACCTTTTGCTGGTGCTCCTATAAACATTGATGGTGATGGTAACTTACTTAGTGGTTCTATGTATCTTGGTAATACTGAGGGTAGTGGTATTGAGATGCATGGTGGTTCTGCTTATCTAAGAAGTATTGGATATGATGGGTTTGATAACACTATAGCAAGTGGTAGTGGTGGATTTTTAATATTTAGTGGTTCTGTTGGGGATAGATTAAATTCTTCTGAAGATTATCAAGGTGTTGGTTTAGAAATAGTTGATGCTCATGGAGCAACAAATAGATTTATGAAATTTAGAACAGACCCGAGTACATTCCAAGTACAAACGGATGAGTTCTTTTTAGGTAGTACATCACAATTTGTTAGTGGTAGTAATGGTAACATAGAAATTAGTTCAAGTAATTTCCACTTATCACCTGATGGTGATGTTACTATGGCAGGTACGATTAGTGCAACTGCTGGTAACATTGGAGATTTCCAAATTGTAAATGGACAGATTAGTGGTAGTAACATTACTATGAATGCTACTCGTTCACAAATATTTAAAACAGACCAGGGTCCTGGTTCAGATACTTCAGCAGTTTTTGAAAACTTAAGAGATGAGTATTATATAGATTTTACACCAAGTGAAAGTATAGATAAAGTAAATAATTATCGACCTGGTTATTACATCAAGATGGGGCCAAACTTCATGGTGGATAAAGATGGTATCTTGATTGCAAGTGGTGCAACATTCGAGGGTAGTATTACAGCATCTGCTGGTTTAATTGGTGGGTTCACAACGGATTCACATTCGTTTAGTAGTAATAATATTTTTATTAGTGGTTCACCTGAAGTTGGTGGTATTGATGATTCTAAATATATGTTTATCAGTACATCAAAGTTTAATGTTAAACAAGATGGTAGTGTAACAGGTAGTGAATTTTTATTAGAGGGTGGTACAATTACTGATAATGTTACGATACTTGGTTCAGTATCTGCTAACTCTATTTTAACACCTGCTATAATTAATGGTAATCCATCAACAGAAGCAAATGCTTCATCATCTATATCATCAGAGGGATTTGCTAAGTTTGTTTCTGCTTCTATTGCTGGGTTTACTGTAAACACCGAAGAAATAAAATCATCGGATGAAAGCTTACGATTAAAATCAACAGGACAAATCACAGGTTCGAATGTATTATTTACTGGTGGTAAAATTGCAGCTTGGAGTATAAGTGGTAATAATATATCAAGTGATGGTGGTGGAATCAGATTAAATGGTAATGGAAATAGTGCAGAGATATCTGTAAACTCTCATACTTTTGGAAATGAAGGAATACAATTTGGTTTCAATAGTGGAGCTCCAAGATTTTATGCTGGTGATGGTTCAAATAATTTTTTAAGATACGATACGAGTAATGGTGTAAATATTAAAACAATTAAATTTGAATTAGATACACCTACACTTGAGATATCATCTGCAGAAGCTTCTATGTCTTTGGGTTCAGGTCAAGAAGTTGTTATAAGAGGAAATAGTAATAGTCCATTTATAGCTATTCAACCAAGTGTAGCTCTTGCAGATAAAGCTTATGGTGAAATAGGAATAATGCTTGCAGTTGCGGCAGGTACAACACCATTATTTTCAGCAGTAGGAACTGGTGGTCATATAAAATTTAATGGAACTGGAATAGATTTAGCTTCTGATACTTTTGATTTAGATGCTGGAACTATCATTATGGCGAGTGCAACAAACAATGGTAAGATTGCACTTGGAGCAACACCACCTACGGCATACAATAGTGGTGATGGTGTTTACATGGATGGTACTGGTAAACTATTAATTGGTAGTGGGAGTGGAGACCATATTCAATTTGATGGTACTAATTTTGATGTTCAAGTTGGTTCATTAGAATTAGATGCAAATAATATTGAAATCAGTTCTGCAAATGCTAGTATGTCATTGGGTGAGGGTAATATCTTACTTGATGGTTCTAATAATAAAATTAAAGTTGGTGCACACTCAAGTAATAATGTTGAGATAGTTGGTTCATCAACACAAGGATATATTGCTACAGGTAAAACATCTGCCACATCAACCACTGCTGGTTTTTGGTTGGCTAATAATAATTCAGACCCTGAGTTTCATGTTGGTGATGCTTCTAACTTTGTAAAATTTGATGGAGGTAATTTTAACCTTGCATCTGAGAACTTAGAAATATCATCATCTACAATTCAAATCTCTACTGCAGAATCAAGTATGAGTTTTGGTCATGATAATACTGCTAGTGATGGTAAGATTATAATAGAGGGTAAAGGTACACCATCATTTAGAGTTGGGCCTGATGCTGGAAACTTATCACTAACAGCAGGTAGTGGAGTATTCATAGATGGGGATGGTAACTTTAAGTTTGGTGATAGTGATGGTAATGTAACATTTGATGGTGGTTCATTTAGTATTACAGGTTCAGATGTTGCAATTAATGTTACAGATATTAATATTAGTTCAAGTGGATTTGAAGTATCATCTACTGAAGCTTCTATGTCATTGGGTACTAATAAACAATGGTTGGCAAGTGGTAACGGAGTTAATCCATTTTTAAGTATAGGACAAACCACAGCCGCCTATGATAATACAGGAATATTTCTTGGATATGTAAACTCAGTATCAAGACCTAAGTTCTCACTTGTGGGAAGTTCAGGACACTTAAAGTTTGATGATGGTATTGATATTGCCACAACAACATTCGAACTTGATACACCTGGTTTAGAAATATCTAACACACAACAAAGTATGAGTATTGGGCCTTCCAATACAAATCCAATCACACTACAAAGTAATGGTGCTGATAGGTCTATAAGGTTTGGAAGTAAAACAGATTTTGACCAAACCACTACTGCTGGTTTCATTATGGGTATCGATAATGGAAATGCTAAGTTTGATTTTACAATAGGTTCAGGTAACAACAATTATATAAGAATGAGTTCAGGTGGAGTTGATATTAAAACACCTAACTTCCTTTTAGATACCACTAACTTAGATATAAACTCAGCAACAAGTAGAATCTCAGTATCCGATGGAAGTAACGAAAGAGTACGAATTGGTGAGATAAGTGATTCGGCTTCTGATTTGTTTGGAATGAAAATTTATGATGGTAGTGGAACTGCCGATAGTAATACACTTGTAAAACTTGGAGAAGAAGGAAACGAAATAGCTGGTTGGACAATCACCAATGATAGATTGAGTGGTGGTAAGATGATTATCCGACAAGATGGTACAATTGAATCAGATGGGTTTGCAAGTAATGTTGCTGGTAGTGGATTTAGATTAACCGCTGACCAAGGTGGTTTCTTAGAAGTAGAAAATGCAAGAATTCGTGGTACGATGTCTACTACCGTATTTGAGAAAGAAAGTGTAAATGCAGTTGGTGGACAATTGTATGTTGCTAACTCAACAACATTAGCAACAGGTAGTATTGTAACGGCAGCTCAAACTACTATGTCGGTAGAGAATGTTTCAGGATTTCTTGCCAACGAAATATTATCTGCAAAGAAAGTTGATTCAGGTGGATTCTCAACAGAGTATCTTTTAGTAGATAGTGCTTCACGAGATAATCCATCAAGTCAAACAGATTTTAAAGGTAAGTTATTTGTAACAAGAGCTTATGGAAGTGGTGTAGCTGGTGATAGTGGTTCACTTGGAGATACACCAGGTAGTGCTACATTCTATAGTGGTTCTCAAGTTCTTGTAAGTACAGGAAAAGTTGGAACAGGATATATAAGATTAAATGCAAATCCAAGCGACCCAACCACACCATATATTGATATTGTTGAGAGAACAGGTTCTGCAGTTTATGATGTAAGTTTAAAGGCAAGACTTGGAGATTTGAGTGGATTGAGTAGTGGATTACTTTATGGTAACACTAATCCAGGTTTTGGTTTATTTACTGAGAATGTATTCCTACAAGGAGCCATAACCGCAACAACAGGTTCATTTACAGGTATTGTACATATTGGAACATCTGCCGCAGAAGAAATGAGATTGGGTACTGATGTAAATAGTTCTAATGATGGTTTACATATTAACAATAACAATTATTGGTATACGACTGGTGCTTTCAAAGTTGGTAGTTCAAACTTCTTCCTTTCAAATGATTCAAGTGGTAACATATCAATTCAACCAAAAGAATTAACATTACAAGTTAGTGATGGAAGTGGTGGACACAAATTCGAACTTGCTGGTACAGCAACTGAACAATCAATGTCATTTAATAATGAAGATGTTGTAATTGGTTCAGATGGTTCAAGAGGATTTGCAAGAATAGGTAGAAATACAGCCAAGGCTATATTTGTTACAGGTTCACAAGCACTTGGTGCTATACGAATAGCTAAAGATACTTTCACAGATGACACGGCTGGTTTTTGGTTGGCCAATGATGATGGTACACCACAATTTTATATTGGTAACTCATCATCACACTTAAAGTTTGATGGTAGTAATATATCATTATCAGGAGATGCTTTTAATGTAACGGCATCAAATGTAGATATCACTACAGGTACTATGTTAGTAGATGCTGATGATTTCCAAATCAATTCAACAATACCATCAATGAGTTTGGGTTATGATAGTAATTCAAATGTTGGTATGGAGTTTGTGGGTGGAAGTACAACAACAATAAAATTTGGGCCTAAGGCTTCACCTAAATTACTTTTACAATCTGATTCACAAGATGCCTTTATGAGAATTGGTTCACAAACATTTGGTGGAACTGATGGTGGAATTATTATAGGTAGTGATAATGGAACTGCAAAATTAGATTTATTTACAGATTCAGATAACTTCTTTAGATTCAATGATAGTGAAGTTAGTATTAGAACTAACACATTTGATTTTCAAGGTACAAATCTTGCATTGAATAATACAAGAATGTTTCTTGGTACAATCACAAGTAATTCAGATACAAGTGGTGCTGGTGTTTATATGGATAATGCTGGTGTGTTTAGATTACAAGGTGATACTACAAACTTTATTCGTGTAGGTGGTGGTTCATTAAGTATTGGTTCCGATGATTTAAATATTGATACTGCAAAAGGTGATATTGTATTTAATAGTGGAACACAAAGAATTTCATTAGGAGCTTCACCACCAACAGATTTTTCATCGAATGGAATTATCTTAAGTGGTAGTGGAGAATTTAACTTCCAACGAGATGGAAGTAATTATATAAGGAACACATCAAGTGGTTTTGATATTAAGGCAGCTAATTTTGATTTAGATGCTGGAACCATAATAATGGATAATGGTACGAATAGTGGTGTTATTAAATTAGGTGGAAGTGCTAGTACAATTACAGCTACTGCTAATGCTGGTATCTACATGGATGGTACGGGTGTGTTCAGAGTTGGAAGTGCAACAAGTGGTGATGCCTACATTTATTATGATGGTAGTACTTTGGATATTAATACTTCAGATTTAAGTATTATAACTACAGGTACCAATAAAATTAAAATAGATTCCACAGCATCTACACCAGTACTTTCAATGGGTGCTACATTACCTACTGCTTACAATAGTGGTAATGGATTCTTTGTAGATGGTACAGGAAAGTTTTTAGTAGGTAACACTTCAGGTAACCATTTATCGTGGGATGGTACTAACATTACACTTGTTGGTTCAATCAGACAAACTACAGGTGGACAAACTATTGTAGATTTTGTTGATAGAGGAACATGGTCAGGTTCAAGTACTTCATATGCTGTAAATGATTTAGTACAATATAGTGGTTCTACTTACAAATGTATAAACGCACATACATCAACAAACGATACAAATACCACAACAGGTAGACCAGATACTGCTACAAATAGTTGGGCAGTTTATGCGGCTGGTGGTTCTGATGGAGCCGATGGAGCCGATGGAGCGGATGGTGCCGATGGTAGTCCTGGAGCTACTGCTAAGACCGTATCACTTTCCGCAAGTGCTTTTGTTATTGAATACAATGCTGCTGGTGGTGGTGGTAGTGGAACAATTACCTTAACGGCTACATCTCAAAACTTTACAAATGCCTTTTTTAAATTTACTGGTGGAGGAGGAGCATTTACAGATGAAACTTCATACACCGATGGAAGTGGTGCAAATTCAGATACTGCTACATTTACTATTCCAGCATCTTATTCATCAACACCATACACCTTTACTGTATCTGTACAAGAGGGAGCAAGTGGTGGGGAGGTTGCTAGTGATACAGTAACGATTGCTTCAATCAAACCTGGTGCCGCTGGTAGTGATGGTTCAGATGGTGCAGACGGTGCTGATGGTTCAGATGGTGCTGCTGGTGCAGATGCTTACACCGTAATTTTAACTAATGAATCACACACATTACCAACAACAAATACAGGAACAGTTACCTACACAGGTAGTGGAACTAATGTTGTTGTTTACAAAGGTGCAACAGAATTAAATAGTGTTACAGGAACACCAGGTAGTGGAGAATTTAAAGTAACAGCTACGGCAACTAATATTACAGCTGGTTCACAGACCGTAAGTGGTAATCCAGCAGTTTTTGCTGACCATTCAAATTGTTCTCAAAATACTGCTCAAGTTAGTTATGCAGTTCTGATTGAAAACACTACTACGATAACAAAGATACAATCTATATCAAAAGCAACTCAAGGTACAGATGGTTCAGATGGTGCTGATGGTGCTGATGGTGCTGATGGTGCGGCTGGTTCAAATGCTAAAAACATTTCAGTATCTGCTAACTCATTAGTTTTCGTAAAAGCACAAGATGGTACACTTTCACCAAGTTCAGTAACCATAACTGCAAACGGACAAAATTTAACACAGGCAGGTTCGTTTAGTACAACAGCTGGAACACTAACATCAAAAACAGAAAACTCAAGTGGTGGTTCTGCAACCGTAACAAGTGGTAACTTTGTAGATGGAATGGTGGTAACTTATACCACACATGGTAATGATGGAAGTTTAACCGATAGTGTAACATTAAAAGAATTAGATGAGGGTAGTGGAACTGTATCTGCTATTCTTTCAAATGAGGCTCATGTATTCCCAGCAACTACTGCTGGAGCAGTTTCAAGTTATAGTAATAGTGGAACAACAATTAAAGTATTCGAGGGTGCAACTGCACTAACATTCACAACAGGTACACCTGCCGCTGGAGAATTTGCAGTAAGTGTTGGAAACACAGCAAATATTACAGAGGGTGCAGTTAGTGGTAATGGAACAAATACTTGTACTATTGCTGACCATAGTGCGGCAGCTGATGGAACTGATGAATATGTAATCGTATATACAATAACTGGTAAAACAGCAAACGGAACTTCGTTTACAAGTTTTACTAAATCACAATCATTAAGTAAATCTAAGACTGGTGCTACTGGTAATGCTGGAGCAAATGCTGCTACCTTAAATATTAGTTCCAATACACAAGTTTTTGCATTTGATAATTCAAGTGATACAACACCAACACCAACAACAGCAACCATAACTGTAAATCAACAAAATCAAGCCAGTGATTTAGTAACTGGTGATATTAGTGTAACGAATGGTAGTAAGAGTTCATTTAGTTATTCAGGTGGAAGTGGAACAGGAGCAGCTACCGTAACGATAACACCAAGTGGAACTTATCCTGTAACCGTATCTGTTTCAAATGATGGAATATCAGATAGTTTACAAATACCAAAAGTACAAGGTGGTAATGCTGGTGCTGATGGAAGTGATGGTTCTGATGGTTCTGATGGAAGTGCTGGTGCAGATGCTATTACAATTATTAATACAAACTCAACACATACATTACCAGCAAATTCAAGTGGTGTGGTATCAAGTTATGCAAATAGTGGTACTACGATACAAGTTTATGAAGGAACCACACAATTAGATTACGATGGTACTGGAACTGCAAATGGACATTTTACTATTGCCACTTCACAATCACCGACTTCAACAATTACAATTGGTTCTATAAGTGATTCAGGTAATGATGCAGTTGTTGCTGTTCATAGTGGTATGAGTAATACTACAGATAATGTATTGATAAATTATACAATTACTGGTAAAAGATTAGATGGAACTTCATTAGGTAGTATTGTTACTACTCAAACTATTGGTAAAAACAAAACAGGTGCCGCTGGTAGTGATGGTTCAGATGGTGCTGATGGAAGTGATGGTTCAGATGGTACTGATGGTTCAGATGGTGCAGGAGTAGTATTTAGAGGTGTATATGATGCAAGTACAAAATATTTCCATACATCAATAAGAAAAGATGTAGTTGAGGGTTCTGATGGTAATTATTATATTGTAAATAATGAAAGTGATAATAATACAACAAATTGGAACAATCCAGTTGGTGGTGGTTCTGATTGGACAGCGTTCGGTGCACAATTTAGTTCAGTTGCAACCGATATATTATTAGCACAAGATGCCACAATAACAAATGGATTAGTTATTGGAGATGGTGCAGCAGATGGATTTATCAGGTCAGCAGATGCCACAAGTGAAACTGCAGGAGCAGGATTCTTTATGATAGATGACCATTCCACATCATCTGCAAAATTTAGAGTTGGAACTGCAACAAGTGGTGATAATTATTTATACTTCAATGGTTCTGGATTAGATATTAAAGCAGGAACATTTAATTTAGCAACTTCTACTGATTTAGTTATCAGTAGTGCTAATAAATCTATATCATTAGCAAATGGTAACATAACACTTGATGGTGATTCAAATTCAAATGTAGGACATATAGAAGTAGGTGGATTAACGGGTACTTCAGCAAACCAAACTCAAAAAGGTGCGTATTTCAAAGGTGATGGTGATTTTATTATAAAATCAAATACTACTGCTAATGAAAATTACATTCAAGGTTTAGGTGGAGATTTAATAATAAAGGCAGATGATATTGATATCACTTCTACCACATTTAATTTATCAACATCCACCTTACAAATAACTGATGGTTCCGCGGCAGCCGCAGCAGGTAAAATAGTAATAAGTGGAACAGACCAACATATAAAGATTGGTACAGGAATAAGTATTGATGGTGATGGTGATAGTAATGCTGGTTCTATTACTATTGGTAGTAATGTAACATTAAACGGAAGTAGTGATTCCACTATATCAGGTTGGACTGTATGTAGTACATTATCTGCTAGTAGTGGTGCAACATTTATTGCACTTGACCCTGGTAATAAAAAAATTAGAATAGGTGAAAAAACAAGTATAGATAATAGTAATGATGGTGTTCACATTGGTAGTGACGGAATTTCTTTAGGTACAGGTACACCTTTTAAAGTTACAGCTGCTGGTGTTTTAACTTCAAGTA